CATTGCCGAACACCTCTGCATTGCCGAACACCTCTGCATTGCCGAACACCCATGCGTTGCCGGACTGGTTAAGGTTCTCTTCTTTCTCAACCCATCCGCCAGTTTCTCCCTCTTTCACTGATCCGAAAGATATAAGTGCCTTAATGCGAAAAAGTTTCTTTCCAAAGATGTTGATTTTTGATTCTGCTGTCAGTTCGAATTTTTTCAATTTATTTTCCTCCTTGTATAAGCATTATTTTTTTAACCGTTTAACCTCTGATTCCAGATCAGAGACTCTTTCTTCCAGTGATTTAGGCTCATTGTTAAGAACATCCACAACCTTGTCCCAGAGACCAGTTTCAAGCAATCTGTCCCAGTCCTTTGCTGTTGTGTTTATCCGGATTGTCATTTGTCCGAGAATGTTTTTGTACTCTATACAATCAAACATCATTTACTCCTTTATGAACTTTCTTTCTGTGCCTTATAAGAATCCGCAATCTCCTTATCTCTCAATGCAGAAAGATAAACGATTGCCATATTCTTGTTTTCTTCTGATAAAGTTGTAAAGATATCAACAATACGTTTTCCATCTTCAATATCAGTTCTTTCTAATATAGTCATGCACTCACTCCTTTCTTGTGATATACTCCCAGTAGACGGGAGGTGATAAAAATGGATTTTAAAATGCCAATGATGGCAACCAATCCGCCATTGCCGTATAGCGTATATAAACAGATGGCAGATGAGGAAAAATACGAAACATTAAAAGATATTGCTAACAGTGCAAAACAAATAGCTGATTCTGCTGTTGCTGATTCGATTAAAGCTAAGAAGAAAGCTAATGTCGCAACAATTATTTCTGTAATATCTGTCATTGTTTCAATACTTACCAACCTAGACAAGATAATATCCAACGTAAATTTCTTAATAAATCTCGTCCACTAAAACAAAGATTTATTAAAATGGAAAGTATGCTGAGTACGATTGCTACTATCGACCAGTCTACTTTTTTCAATTTTTTCACCTCCTTGTTTTAACTTGGTTTAATCTTACTACAACTCAGTTTAATTGTCAAGCATGTTTTTAAACTCAGTTTAAATTATTATTGACTTTTTTTACTTATAGGTGTACTATCATATTGGGAGGTGAGGAAATGACAGATGTTCTTGCTAGAATCCGAGAAGTATTGTTAGAAAGTCAAAAATCCCAAACGGAAATAGGAAAGGCAATCGCCAAAACTCCACAATATGTATGGAAACTTTTGAATGATAACAATGCTAATCCTAGTGACAGTGCTATAAAAGATATTTGTCGCGCATTTGAGATTAACGAAAATTGGATTCGTAAAGGAGAACTACCCAAAGAACTTAAGGCAGATAAAGATTTTTCTTCTATATGTGCTAACATAGCAGCAGATGATATTAAGGCCAGAGAAGCTATTACGAAATATTATCAATTATCAGCAGAAGATAAAGAATTATTCTGGAAGTTCATTGAAAGATTTACCAAATAGAAAAAGCAGGGATTAATTTCCCTGCTTCTTTTCTTTCTCAAAAAGAGTATGCGCAAAACTATAAATCATTGCCAAGAACCTTATACTTTCCATTTTTTCTATCATCTCAATAATTTCTTTTTTGTAATCCATTTTCCGTCCCTCCAATATCACGCAAGCAAGAACATCTGTTCTCTTTTATTTCATTATACCCTCTTCTCAGTGATATAGAACGGACTGGATCATACTTCTCGCCCTCTGCTTAAAAAGTGCGCCCTCCCTTTGACTTGAACGATTGAAAAAGAAATGGCACGTGCATTCCGCAGAAGTATTATTGCTTTTATTCACAACAAATGGCTGCTGCTCTGCTTCAGATACAACCGCCTGTGTATAATTATGTATCACATATTGATTATTGGCACTTGTCTTAATAATCACTTCGGAATCTGTTGGATCAATGCTCTCACATAGCGGCGCACGTACAGAAAATGTGAGCATTATCCCAAACAGAAAAAATATAACAAGCTTTTTTATTCCTTTCATAAAATTCCTCCCAAATTAGTTTATATTATACTCTCAATATAACAATTATACAATATCTCAATCTTGCACAAATTTTCTTACATTAATGCTGTATTTGACGAAAATCGAGAAAATTCTACATTTCCCAACAAAAAAAGAACTGAGGAGTTAAGTCCCCAGTTCTATTTTTTTTAATTCATCCAGCTGTACGTGTACGAATTATTTACATATACCTCGTATCTATCCGGGATAATATCATTGTAATCCCTGTCATACGGAAAATTAAATTGAAGATAAGCAGTTGATCCAGGATTTTCCACATGGGCGTAATTATAATTATAACCTACAATTCTTCCATTCTGATAAAATACAACTCCTATCTGAGTGGAATAATTTTTTCTACCTACATTTTTCACCTCAACCATTACGTTGTTATCTCCAAAATTCGAAGAATAGCGAATGCCAGAATTATTCGTTATAGTATTTGAAGCTTTTTCTATTTTCAAATTTATTTTGAAGGAATCCCAGGTCTTATCATGATTCCAACCTTGAAGCGCACATTTTGAGTGTGGCGCAAAAGCGTAATTATATCCTTTGCTTGTTCCGATCATAGAACCATTCAGATAATACACAAATTCAACAGTTAAATCAACTGTATGGTCGTAATGGTTTTCCAGAATTGCCACCGCTCCATACGGCGTAGATTCCGCATGATAGGTCACAACATTCTTTTTACCGCTGGTATTAGCATTTGTATTCGCATTTGTATTTCCACTAAAACCACCATTACTGTTAGTAGATGGCTTTTTAACGGTAACTTTACAAGTGTATTTCTTTTTGCCGACCTTTGCAGTAATCGTTGCGGATCCTTTTTTCTTTGCTTTTACGCGTCCCTTAGAAGATACCGTTGCAACAGATTTCTTACTACTTTTCCATTTTACCTTTCCCTTTGTACCGGTTACTTTTAATTGTAATGTTTGACCGACTTTCAAAGTGGCTTTTTTCTTATTGATCTTGCCCGCTGCCGATACCGGAACCGCCATACATACAATGAGCAATAAGATTGTGATAACTGTTAAAATTTTCTTGTTTCTTTTCATATTGCACCTCCCATTTTTTTCTTGATTATACCATCAATTTTTATATAATAATAGTGAATTTACGTAATTTGTACCAAATTATTATGCTTTATTTATTTTTATATTGTGCTATAATTTAAAAAACCGACTCCTGCGACCAACAGGAACCGGTTTAATAAATAAGATAATCTCGGAGAAAATCTTACCTACACCATAATTATACCATCTCCTGGATTATCGCACAAGTAAAAAAAGGAGAATGATAAAATGAATGAATCAGTATGCATCTATCTAAGGAAATCCAGGGCCGATCGGGAAGCTGAAGCACATGGAGAGGGCGAAACTCTTGCCAGACATGAACGGATCCTGTTAGATCTTGCAAAGAAAAAAGAGTACATTGTGGGCGCAATTTACCGCGAAGTGGTATCTGGCGAAACTATTGCTGACCGTCCTGTCATGCAGCAACTTCTTCACGAGGTAGAATCCGGCATGTGGGATGGAGTCCTGGTTGTAGAGGTGGAACGTCTTGCCAGAGGTGACACCATCGACCAAGGCGTTGTGTCCAGAGCATTCCAATATTCCGATACGAAGATTATTACCCCAACAAAAATATACGACCCGAACAATGAATTTGATGAAGAGTATTTTGAGTTTGGACTATTCATGAGCCGCCGAGAATACAAAACCATCAAGCGTCGACTGAACGCCGGAAGGATCTCATCAGTAAAAGAAGGGAAATACTGTGGTAACAAACCACCTTACGGATACGAAAGAGTTAAGCTCGAAAAAGAAAAAGGCTATACTCTCCGACCTGTTCCGGCTCAGGCTGAGATTGTAAAAATGATCTACACCTGGTATGCCGGTGATGGCTGCGAACAAATTGGAGTCGCGAAGATTGCACGGAAATTAAATGAAATGGGAATAGAATCTGCACTGGGCGGCGACTGGACTCCTGCCAGTATACAGGGAATTCTGACAAATCCGGTATACATCGGGAAAATCCGATGGAATGGGAGAAAAACAGTGAAGACTATACAGAATGGTCAAGTAATTAAGACACGCCCACGATCAAAAGATACTCTTATTTGTGATGGATTGCATCCGGCTATTATATCGGAGGACCTGTTTAACTCCGTACAGGAAATACGAAAAAAGAACCCACCTCGACCAGTTAGTATAGCAAACTCGATTCGTAATCCACTTGCCGGAATTGTCTATTGCAGCAAATGCGGTCGCGCCATGGTTCGCCGTCCTTATCAAAAGCGCGGACAGGAAGATACCCTCATGTGTCCATATACGTCTTGCCCCACAGTAAGTAGCAAGTTGCCTCTGGTTGAAAAAGCTGTGATTGATGGAATTAGGGAGATTGTGGAGGAATATAAGTTAAACAATGATATTAATATATCTTCAAAGGATATTGATTGCGGAATAACTTCTAAGCAGAATCTCATACACGAAAAAGAAAACGAGCTGAAAAACTTAAACTCTCAGAAGGCGAAACAATATGATCTGCTTGAACAGGGTATCTACACCACAGAGGTTTTTCTTGAACGTGCTAAAACAATATCCGCATCTATCCAGTCATGCTCCGATACTATAGAAAAATTAAAAGAAGAAATCAAACATGACGAGAACATTATAAAACAACGGTCGGATTTTATCCCGCGTTGCGAAGAGTTGCTTGATAATTATTGGAGCCTTGACACGGAATCGAAGAATAAAATGCTTAAGAGTTTGATTGAAAAGGTTGTCTACTCAAAAGATACCAAAAACGCTTATGGGAAAGGCAACGAGATTGGTTTTCAGCTAGACATTTTCCCAAAAATTCAAAAGAATAATTAATGATATCTTCTATGTGCCAACGAACTGGCTCATTGATGTTGTCGGTAATTAAAAAAAAGAAAGTCCCGGGGAATTAACCCCGGGATATTTTTTACTGTTTCTTAATATATTTTGCAGATACAAAGCCATAATACTTTCCTGCAATACGAATATAATACCATTTGCTGCCGTTTTTATCTTTCTGTGTATAATTCATAACTTCTACTTCGTTGCCCTGGTTAAGAGTTGGGTATTTTTTGATGTTCGGGTACTCAGTTCCAGCCCAAGTACGCACATTAAGCACAGTGGCAGTTACATTTCCCTTGAAAAGCACCTGTGTCTTATCCTGTTTGCTTGAAATTACAACTGGCTTATTAACCGATTCTTTTGCAAGATATCCAGTCCAAATCCAACCAATGCCAATTCCGGAAACTTTAACATGCGTCCATTTTCCACTTGTTTTTCCATCAATTTCAACAACGGTTCCTTTATTGATTGAACTCATAACGTAGCCATTCGGTGCCTCACGGACGTACAAATCATTTACTGTTGCTACTCTGGTTCCTGTCTTTTTCCAAGTCTCCTGTACTGTTTTGTCCCAGTCAATCCAAACATATCCATCAATGGAAGAATCACTGATTAAATAGGACTTATTTCGGACTGCACCGCCATTTGCTACTACTCCAGCTGCACTAGAAGTATTTCCTTCGTTTGTATAGATTCTCGAACCATCAAAACTTTGCACGCTTCCAACATGAGAACCGTTGTGGAAGATTACAAGCGCTCCGACTTTTGGCTTGCTGTGCCAAGTTCCGTTTGTTTTAGCATGATTAGTGATTGATACGCAATTGTAAAAACCTCCGCCCATGATCTTTAATGCTTTGGTGATTCCGAGAACTTTCACCAATTTCCAAAACTGAAATTCCGCACACCACGGCTGCCCCTGGCATCCTGGTTGCCCCCAGCTATTTACATCTCTTGCGAATCTAGTGTAATTATTATATCCGGTATTCTTTTTAAAATCATCCAGATAGGCATTACTTTTCTTTTCAAGGTACCCGCCGTTGGATGCGTAATAATCACCAAGGTTTAAAAATTCCTGTAATTTGCTCATTATATCATTCCTTTCATGTTGATAAGTACATGATACAACGAGTAATTGTGAATTTCAGCCCCACATTTTTATATAATATAGTCGTACCCTTTGTGGTGCTTGGAGCTGAGTTTTTTGATTGGTAGTCGGGAACTCAGCTCCCTTTTTGTTGTTGTGATATACTGATTATATCATGTATTATCTTTTGTGAATAGAGTTTTTGCAATTTTATTTGTTTTTCGCTAACTATTTATATGGCAACTCGTTTTCGAGATATGAAACAGGTAATACAGCACAAGCAACATTACCAATCAAGGTTGGCGGTGCAACTGTAGTAATTGCTTACTCACTTGGTGGATATGGCAATGATGGTATGGCTACTGTCATGGCAATGATCCGATACAATTACAAAGGAACAAAATGCGATATGGATTATATTTATAATCGTGGCAATGTTATAATAGAAAGTTCTATTTCTAATAATGGAAATACAATTACATTCAAGACACAAGAGGGCGAAAATATCACATATATAAAAGTCAAAGCATTTAACATATAAAAGGTTTCTGTGATAAAATAATTATTTATATGAATAACCGAGAGAAACGTTGCTACATTTTGAAGAACGGTTGCCGTTCTCCTTTTTGACTAAAATTATGTTTTTACCTGGGATGCAAAAAGTTCTTAAAGCTTATATATTCTTATTCCAGCTGCACCATTGATCGTTAGTTTATATTGAAACAAGAACTCGTGCTCAGTACATTCAAATTTAATTGAATCATCAAAATCAATACCCTTCGCAAGAATTTCAATAAAAGAACCGTTTTGTATTTGGATATTTAATATAGATACTGAACTTATTTTATACCCACCTGCTCGATATGTGGCTACGAGATATATTCCATAATGCATTGATACTGATGTAGATGAAGAAGTAATTACGCCTGAATAATAAGGCTTTGAATTGCCATTTAAATAGTTAAGCGCCCCAATAACTGTCTTGTTTTCAGTTTCCAATTTACTGATAACAGCCGTTGACATTTTATCAACGACATAATCCCAAAACTTGCTCATTAATCCGCGCTTATTCGCTCTCCCTGTTGCGTCATACAACATTACTTCGTCATTATCCGCTAACGTATCTTTTGATGTGTATTCAGTCCATTTCGGCATGTTGTTGCCCTCCTTTAATTATAGGTTTGTTTTAATATATAGCTGGTTGCGTTATTGCAAGAGACACAAATACTACTGGGAAAATAAAAGTATATAGTCCAATTCAACAAGATGTCCAAGTATTGCTTATTATGCTCAATTAAGCTTTCCAGAATTTGCAATTTCATCTTGAACATATACAGTTAGATGGCAATACAGTAGTGATTGGGCAACATTTGTTGATACTTGTAGATTATATACAAAGAAACGTAAATGCAGCTGATTGTCAACAGCATTAAAAACATAGAGTGTAACGTGGTTTTAGTATGATTTCCAAGGTCTATAGTTATCTCCATTATGCGCTGTAAAGTGGCGAACGTTATTATTAATATCCCACACTTCTATAGTAGAATAACCTGAATATGATCTGCAAACAGTTATTAATTGCCTACTACCTGTGCATGGATTTGATAAATTAGGATAGTCTGATTTCCATGCAGCAAATTTTATTCCAGTACCATCAGTTAATTTAATAAGTATCTGATCCCATGTTGCAGCTGTTGTTAATCCAATTTGAGATAAGGAACTGTAGAATTTAAAATTCGTGTTTAGTGCATTAATCCCTAGCGCCTCTTTCAACTGCGCTATAGTAATCTTCTGGGTTGTAGAGCCGTTCTCCAATACCACAATATCCGTATCAGATACTTTGGTAGCTGCTGGGAGAGCTGATATTAGTGTACTTGGTATAGATTCAGACATTTTTTATCAATCCTTTCGTGAAATATTGTTGATAAGTTCTTTTAACTGCTCTACCTCTGCTGATAAAGCATCAATTTTAGAAAGTAATATCTGGTTATCTGACTGCAATGCCAGAACCTTCTCATGGTCGTTTTTCAGCATGGCAAACATGCATGGGATCATAATGCGGTAATTCCAGTTTTCAGCTTTACCTTTTTCATTATGGTCAACAGCTAATGGAAATCTTCGGTCAATGTCCTCGGCTATAAACATCGGCATTTCTTTACCGTATCGTTCATCTTGCTCAAATAAATATCCGTCTTTGTATTTCGCCCAGATTACTTTGATTCTGTATAGGTCTTCCAGCTCGTCTTCTTTGATGGATTTCCCAAGCACTTTGTAGTGCATGGAGGATGATGAGGAATATCCAACATAAAGATATGTTGGACTAAAAACCATCGGATTTCCAGCAGTAAGTGCTTTCATTCCTTCTATCATTAAATTTTGAGCTACCTTAAATATCAAATCACCAGTTACAGATTGGAGAACAACATTTCTCTTGTTTTCATATTGTGCTGATAAGTCAAGAAGTCCATCTGTTATGCTGCCATATCCAGCACTAAATATAGATTCTTTTATTTGCGCCCACTCATTCCCTTTTATATTTTTGAATCCATCTGTATTGTTTATTTTGCAAATAACATTTCCGCTAGCATCATACGCCTCAAAAGTGCCATATCCATTATTTGGACCGCCGAGCTTTAATGTGCCGCCCTTGGCGTAAGTGAACGAAATATATAGCTGATTTCCCTCTTTATAAATTCCTTTAATTGCGCCATCATTGGTTAAGAGGTTAAATATTTCTTCATGTGTAAGTGCATCTACATCAATTACAACCGCCATACTTTGGGAATCTAATGGTTGTGAAAATCCACCCGCCGCGTATAAGGTACATTTTATGGCACTTACATCTCTTGGAATTCCAATTGACCTTCCAGAAGCCGTTGTTATAATTCCTCCCGCTTTAGTTGATAATACCGTATATAAATTATGTGAAACGCTTGTTTCGTCTTTCGCAGAAGAATATACCGTTTTCCAATTTTCCCCATCTACGGATTCTTCGATTTTAAAACGACCTTTATATGCTGTTCGTGTTTCCGCGTTTCCATCGCGATACCAAGCACTCAAAGTAATATAGCTCGGGGCTACACTGCCATTCGCGCGTTGCTTAATAACATATGATGGGCTTTCAAGAAAATATGTTCTACCCGGAAGACCGTTCTTTCCATCGTTTCCCGCATAAATTTTTGAAATGGAAAATCTTTTGGTCACCGTCAAAGCACTAAGATAAGTTGCCCTAACATCTACCCAACCATCATCGGCTGACAGCCCCGTTACCGTATATGTCTTTGCTGAATTGTTCCAGATTCCTGTTATACTATCTGATTTTGTGATTATAAAATTACAATCATCTGTAATATCTTGTGTTCCGTACATTACTACAGCATGTGTAATCACACCGCTTGGAAATGTACCGTAGTTCCCACTAGAATCAACAGAAATGCCCTGGTATTCATTGCTCAGTTGCAATGTCATGTTTTTGGCGAGAGCTGCCGCTTCCTGTGCCTGTTTCGCTGCCGACAATGCGTCCTCAGAATCTTTCAGTGCCTTTGTAACGTCCGTATCTTTCAGCTGTTTCCAATAATATCCATTGCCTTCATTTACAAAGCGGTATGCGTGGCTATCGCCATCGTAGTAAATGTCACCGACATGCTTACTCATTTCTGTATCAGTTAGCCACTCGTTTGCCGGGTAATTGCTAAGTGTAGGCGCAGGAGCCCCGGTCCAGGTATTGATATTTCCGTCAATCTGACCTTGCATACTGTTTAACAGTCCGTCCAAAGGTGATGCACCGATTCGCACGGATGCGCCGTCAATTACAATCTGGTTATTATCAATATCGGCTGAAAAGATAATCTTTCCGTTTGTGTCACGCACGATCAGCGCGCCGGCATTGATGTAGCTTGCATTGATTCCCTCGGCGTATAGCAGTCTTGTAATCATTTCTCCTGTAACAGTAAATCCATAAGGATAGGTTTTTCCACCATCTGTAGAAATTCCAATGGCTTCCGCCGTGAGTTTCCATACAATATCTGATTCTTCCAGAGTCGGCTTATTGTGCATATAATAGATTACACTACCGTCGTCCTGTGGATCTTCTGTCATATAAAGCCCACCAGACTCCTTAAGCGTATTTGCTAGCCTTTCAACGGCTTTTTCGCGCTCTGTGCGTTCATCCTTAACAAGTTGTCTAGCTTCTACCAGTGCTTTTGTAGCTTCCGACATATATGTGCTGCTATTTCGGATGGGATCATCTGCCTGCGTTTTTACAGTGGTGATGCCATTTAACGGAGATGATACATCAGTGATTGGTGTAAGATATCCATTGCCGTTTCGATCAAAACTGCGTGCCATATCACCAAATTCTAACAGAGGATTATAAAGCAAATCCCCTTGCAGATTTCGGAATTTAGCTCCGACCAAATTACCGCCAATCCATGCCGCCACAGTTCCGAGGTCACTGTCAGACAGAAGATTGTTTTCTAACTCCAGGACGTACCCGGCACTTCCAAACAGGGATTCTGATTCTTTGTTTTTTACTCTGATACCAGTAATTACAATATCATCACTGGAAAGAGTTGGGCTATTTACATAATCCTCTAACTTAGTTGGAACTAAGGAGCCGTTTTCGACAGCTCCAAAATTCCACTTAATAAATCGCAAATATCCTCTATTGTCAATTCTGGCGTTTGCTGTCTCCAACATTGCCGCCCATCCAATCAGCTGACGGAATGTCATGTTATCTGGGAGCGCTGTGACAACTACATTTCCATGTGCCATAGAAGAAAATCCCATAGGGATATTCAAACTCTCACAAGCGTCTCTTACCAGCGCTATAACTGTCTGTGGAAGCGTCAGAGCACTATAATATTTAGCATTGGTTTTATACATGTCATCCAGCGCCGTAAAGCTCAATATTTCGCCGTATTGCTCTGGCGTGGTAATTGTATAGATACCCTTGTCAATCGTCTCGTATCGGTCTTCTGAGGCAGCTCTGGAAAGGACTATGCTGTTTCCATCAGTGTCTAAAATCGGTTCATAAAAATCATCCATCCAAATTGATTCACTGGCTGGTTCTGCAACGGAAGTCTGGAGCTTCAAATATGCATGCACTTTAGCTTGATAGAAATTATAATCTTTCCACTGATCCTCTGTATTATCCAATTCAAGCTTCATCGTTTTGCATACTGTAGCGCCGACCGGGAAGCTGCCACTCTCCGCACAATCGGAAAAGTCATTGTTGCCGATCATAATCTCGTTTTCAAGTGTCTTTGTTGTTCCGTCAGCAAAGGTGATCTCCACGATTTCAATTACTTGCTCACCATCCTGCAACTTTTCTTTAAAAGTATTTGATACATTAATCAAGTGGATTCACCCCCTGCATATTAAACGATATCTCAGAGTAATACTCTCCAACATGCCTTATATTGTAGTGCATTTTTCCAACATAAAATTTTTCTGATCGCCATTCGTTTTTATGCGCCAGCCAATGATATAAAATAAATGGTTTTCCTTTTATGATTGCATTTACCAGATTAGTTGATTTCTCATCAACCGGCACATTGGTGGCTTTATAGCTATATTGCATAACTGTAAAAAGCGGAGTTATTAGCGCAACTCCTTTTTGAGTTCGATTACTTCCCTCCGAATAGGTGGTCTCAAAGTTACACTGCATATCCTCATCTGGTTGAGGGATGAGAAGCCCATTTATTTTATATCTATCAGTTATTGATTTACTTATTGAAAATGCCACATTCTCACCCCCCTATGCCAATTCAAACGGATTTGTACCGCTTGCATCACGTCTTAACTTTGCTTCGTCAATCATCTCATCAAATATGGTTCGTCTGTTGAGCTGTGCGGTAAATCTATAGCTTCCGCCAGACTGCTGTCCTCCAGTTTCTTCCCTTACAATCTGCCTTAACAATTCTTCTGGTGCTTCCAGGTTGCGACCATTCTTCTGATCTCCAAGCACTGCAAGGAACTCTGATCTTGGCGGGATAACGGCACCTTTTGCAAGATATGGAATTGTAGGAACTCTTGGGAAATTAGCTGTAAATCCAATTGTCCTTGAGCCAAACGGAGTTGGAACCTTCCACGGTCCAAATGTAAATGCTGATTCAATGCCGCCGATTGCACTGTTTACAGTTCCAATAGCGCTGTTTGCAATTCCGATCACCTTGTTTAATATATCTTTGATGGTATCACGTATACCCTCAAACGCCCTTCTGACCGTATCTCTGGCACTTGTAAATTTATCCACGATTGCATCATGAATAGCACTTACTTTTCCGTCAACAAACGTTTTTATTTTTCCCCATATAGATGACGTTTTTTCTGACACGGAATCCCAAATTCTTGTAATTTTAGACTTTATTCCGTCAAATACTGTCGAAACTGTAGTTTTTATTGCTTCCCATGTATTAGACAGCCATGTTTTTATAACATTCCATACTGTAACAGTAACTGTTTTTATTGCGTTCCAAGAAAGAGAAATGATACTTTTTATTATTGTTAATGCGGTTTTTACTATTCCATTAATAGCTTCCCAGGCTCCAGATATAATATCTTTTATAAGGTTCCATGTACCTCTTGCAGTTTCTTTGATTCCGTTCCATGCTAGTTCCCAATCGCCTGTAAAAACTCCTTTCAGAAAATCAATAACTCCGCTCAGGACATCTAATACATCTCCAATAATTTTAATAACGGATTTTATTGCCTCTATAACAGTGTCGCCAATTACATTTGCAACGTCTGCTATTACTGGAATTGCATTTGATACAATCCAGCTAATTATTGGAACTAAAATATTTTCCCAAAGCTCTTTTAAGATATCTATTAATTTGCCAAGAAACGTTTGGACCTTTACAAACATTTCTCCCAATTCCCCATCCATAAGCTCTTTTATTTTAGAAGCCAAACCTTGCAGAACCGGTAGAATATATGTGTTATATCCATCTATTAAAGTTCCAAAAATGGTTGAAAGTCCATTAGCTATTGAATCGAAAAAAGGTTTTAAGTGCTCATCGTATAATGCGGTCACCAAATCAGAAAGATTTTGAATAACTGTCGATAATCCATCGCTTATTGTTTCGATAACCCCAAGTGTTCCTTCGACTGCGCTTTTTAATATATCCTTATTATCAATGAACGGCTGTGCGATCATATTCAGCATATCTCTTCCAAGTCTTGCACATAATCCCATAGCAGTCATTGAGATATTTGAGAATATCCCTATGATATTGGCTGTTATCTGCTGCGCAATTTCTCCACCAAATGCAGAAAATACCTCTGCTAGAGCGGATGAAAAATTTCCTTCAATTTGAGCAACCTCAGATCCAATATCAAACATATCAATTAAATATGTTTTTATTCTACTGGTGTTTTGCTTTAGAAATTTTTCTATTCCTCCAATAAGATTTTGAGCAATTGTTATTCCAATCCTCGAAAAAGATCCAGATACTCTTCCAATGGAATAGGCAAATGTATCTAAAAAATCACTTGCCGCTCCAATTACTTCTGGATCAGTAAATATATTCTGCAAGGATTTCCCAATAGAGTTAATATTTTCCTTAATATCATCAAAAATCGGTTTGTAATCGCCTAGTCCATCCCAGAATCCTTTTGATAGCAATTTGGCTAATTTTTTAAACTTCTTTATTATGACATCAAGCGGCTTGGACATTTTTTCAATAGCTGTTTCGCCTTCTGCAAGTTTTCCGTAATCCACATTGCTTACTGCACCAGATAATCCTCCAGACGCTCCACCACTCCCACCAGATGAAGATGGTATGGAAGAGCTACTATCTGTAGAAGCAGCTTTGTGTATTTCGTCTAATGAAGAAAGATAATTTTTTGTTTCTTTATTTGCCTTTTTCGTAGCCTTAGCATTGTCATTTGTGGCATCTGCCAGTTTTTCTGCATTATCCGCTGCCTGTCCATACTGATCTGCTGTATCTGCAATCACTCCTGTTCCGGCAAGCCCTGCTCCGCTTCCGCTTGTCTGACCTGATGATTTCTTGCCAGTAATAAGCTCCGTAAATGACTTGAAGGCATTCGCCAGAGTTGCCAATTTGCCAAGCAAGATATTAATTACTTTCAGAACAGGTGTGAAAATATTAATCAGTCCCTGTCCGACTGTTGCCTTGAGAGACTGCAACTGTAGCTGCATCACTCGCACCTGATTCGCCCAGCTGTCAGAAGTACGAATAAAGTCACCAGATGCCGCGGAAAGCTGTTTCTGTACAAAAGCCAAACGGAGAGCAACTTTCTCCTGTTCGGTCATAGCAGACGTAGTTTTTCCGTATCCATTAGCTAATGCATACTGGTCAAGTGCCGACTGGGTCATTACCACGCCAAGATCCTTGAGCGTTTCCGTTTCGCCAGTAAATACGGATTTCAGCTTGATATAAGCTAAGTCCTGGCTGATGTTATAGAATGATGCCACGTCACCAGTCAACTGCGTCAGAGCCGTTGACATATCATAAGCCTGTGCTTCTGAGAATCCAAATGACTTAGACATTGCTCCGAACGTACCAACATACCTTTTTGCCATTGTTTCAGATAGGCCAGCAGAGGTCATGGCGTTCTTCGCAAATTCATTAACCTTATCAGACATGGTTGTAAATGTAACATCAACCACGTTCTGCACTTCTGCGAGGTCAGAGCCAAGTTCCACACACTCTTTGCCAAACTGTACCAGTTTGCCGACAGCAAACGCTCCGCCAATTAGCAGACCGATTTTTTTTACAGCACTTCCAAGGCCGTTAAATGACTGTTTTATAGCTGATACTCCGTTCTGTATACCTGATGTGTCCATTCTGGTATCAATAATGACTGAGCCATCAGCAGCCATGTGTCCACCTCCTAACTATTTGAGGTTCAACATCTCATTCAGCGCATCTTTATACGCTTGCTCCTCGTCGCTGAGACGTGTTTTTATATCAATAATGTTCTTGTTTTCTTGATAGAATTTCTTTTCCCATTTATCCAGACGTTCACCTTTTGCCTTTTTTGACCGGATTCCAACAACTGTGTTAAACAGGCACTCGCCAGATTCCATGAAATATCCGAAAAACGTCCACCAGTGCATATACGGTACGGCTCTGATTTCTTTACCGGCAACCTTGTTTACAGCCGGAACAATCATGTCTCCGTCCTGTTCCCAGTCCATCAAACGGGGTTTTGGGCGGTTTGGATTATCGTCAGATTGTCCGCAGTCGATGAACTCCGATGCTTTCTGACAAGCTTCGTCCAAACGCTCAACCGGTATACTCTGCCAGTTCTCAAACAGAATCTGTAGCATAACAACTGCTTTCGCCTGCTCGTCCAGTTCTGGGTCATTCATGGCTATGAGAATATCAATGATCGCTCGAAAATCGGTTCTAATAGAAAAATCCACCCCACTTATATTGAGTGAGGTGGGAAGCTCATAGGCGGTCATTTTGCATACTTCTCCGTATACTTATTGACTGCTGCCTGCATTTTCTTTTTTCTCTTTTCGATTTCCGGCGCAATTGCTTCTGCGATCTTATCCAGAACAATGTAAGCGAACACCTGACCATTTCCGAAAACGGTTGTTGCGGTAATTGGTTCTTTGAACAGGTCTTTTGATGCTTCATATCCGAGCAGATAATTGATTTTATCCTCGATCTGTTTGTTCAGTTCTGCCATTTCTTTACCGGAAGTGACTTTCTGGATAGAATTTTTGAGCTGTTCAAAGTATTCTGCCAGTTCTTCTGCACGTGCTGCTACATTGATATCGGTCGGATTCAGCTTAAAAGAAGAAAAAACTTCGTTTTCGTTGTTAGTGAATGCGAAAATGAGAATTCCATCGTCAATTTTGGTATTAATTACTTTTGCCATTTAGCATGTCCTCCTTGTATATGTGCTTATTCGTTGTCGGCTGTGAATGTACCGGAACTGATATCAAATTTTCCTTTTACACGTTCGCCAACATAGTTGACAGTAAACGGAATCTGATAACCGGATGTATCACCGCCATAGGAGGTCGGCACAACATAACAATCCTGCTGGTGTGCTTCATACTTTCCTGCTGTAGCTTCTGTCCACAGATGAACCTCAACTGCTTTTGTTTTGAGGTTGTCATCTTTGAGACGTCCATCTACAATCTTCTGCAACGCTGTGAACAGGTCTGATGTGGTATCTGCATAAAACGGATCAGCGTCAGAAGAAACTTCGTAGCCGTTATGCTTGAATGTGGATTCTCCAAGAATGTTTTTAGATGTTTCGGTATCTGGATTGAGTTCGACATTGTACTCTTCCAGGTCCTTTCCAAGACGTTCATATTTTGGTGTCAGCCCTCCGCAGAGGGAACCTGCATCAATATAATGAGCCATATATTTACGGTCAATTTTTCCTGTAACTGCCATAGAAATGTCCTTTCTGCCTATAACTTTTAAAAGGCTGTGTAGGTTAGCGACTATCTCCAATTGATAGCCGGTTGTTACTTGTTATATTACTTCATAAGTATTTTCATAGCGTACTGACAATGGCAATAACCAGTCCTGTACGCCACTCTCCTGTGGCTCTAAACCATAGGAATTATCATGGGTTATACGTTTTATCACTCGCCCCTGTGAAAGCTCTGGAAAAGCATTTAAGCGCGTCTCAGAGCCGTTTATGATAACTGGTTCCCGGCATATCCATTTACCGAGATTGTCCAGGAACTTCTGAACAGATAACTTCTGCCGTTCTTTGTCTGATGCCGTGCGGTAAACCACATAAAATGGGTACTGGCATACCTGATGCATCACTCCGCATACATCTTCCTTTTCCGAATAGATTAAAGCTCCGTTGTCTGCCGAGAAAGCGATTCCGGAATCTTTGCCGAGTTCTTCAAATTTGATTGTTTCATTTTCGTATAGCCCTGGATACTGATTCAGAAGTGCTTTCATGGCATCTGTCAAAATCTCATATCCGGTTGCATCTTTTCCGATAGGTTTATCCGCCATGTCTGCCACCTCCTGCCTGTGCTTTTACCTTGCGAAGCCATGTGTCACCGTATTGTCGCTTAGCAGCATCGAACCACTTTGCCTGTGCTCGTGGATGAGCCTGTTTGGTGTATTCAAGATTTTCCTTTGCGGCTGTCTGACCAGAAAACTGACTGACAAGAACTTTCTTTGCTCCACGTCTTGCGTAGGGACTTCCAGTTGCTTCATCAACCATTCCTTTCCCCTCGTACAGAAAACGTCCATAAGGAGCCGCCGCCGCACATACTTTCCCAGTTCCTTGCAAGGATGCACTCTCAACTCTTGTCCGGTTGATAAAGTCCCCTGTAATCATCGGCATGAACGGAACCATACTGTCCATAACCATTCCATCAAGGAGATACTGGGCTTCTTGGTATTGCCTAGAAAATCTATCCATATTCAGTTTGATTTTCATATCTCCGTCAACTACGGAGAATCCTTTGAAATGATGAATTTTGCTCATATTACTTACCAAGAATCTCGAAGTGAGGAATCAGTGTATACGGACCGCCTACACTGGTAATCTTGAACACGTTGTCCTTGTTCTGGTTCATGTAGTGATAGAATCCGTTCCGATAATCACCATCAGTTATCGTTCCGCCAGTCCACTCACCCTCCCAGAAGAACGATTCGTCCGAGAATGTGATAGTATCTTCCAGAGCGTTGTTAATCTGCTGTTTCCATTCTTTAGGTTGCACCCATGGAAGAATCTTGCCGTCTTTATCAGTAATGGTTATATCGTCGTTCTGGACGGTATATCGGATGTGCAGCTGTGCATTGTCAGTTGCTTCTGCACCATACTTTTTGAGGATTGCTCCCTTGTCCGTAATGAGGTCAACGCCGGATAAAACATGAGGATACCAGTACGCATCTCTTGTCGTGGCACTTTCGTAATAGTTGAAAATCGTCACCGTTTTTTCGTACATGATACCCTCTCCTTAATCATTTATTTTTCAGCTTATCCACGTCAACCTTGGACGTTCGTTTCCACAATTCCGTAATTTTCTCCCATCCGAACATGGAAATAAACGCCACAATAAACCCAGCCATGATAGCTGCTAAAATCATATACCACAAGATTGTCATGTGGATATACTGCATATACGCTACAAAAGCGGCTACAGTAATTCCGATAGACAGTACAAGCACCAAGGCATCTGTCGGAATTTTCGACAGGAACCCAACATTTTTAATCACCTGTGTAATCACAGACACGCAAAATGCCAAAACACTGATTACTGCTAGAATCAGAGTTACATTTGTAAATAATGCTTCCATTACTCTGATACCTCCAAATCAACTTTTTCCATAACTGCCCTTGCTTCCAGAACAGCAATATAATCCGTCATTGCTCTTACCTGCATATTGTAAGTGCTTCTCGGACAAGTAGGAGTAAATGGGAGTTCCCCTTTGTCCCACTTTCCAAGCATATTCGCAAGTTTCTTATATCGAATAACCACCTGCATATACTCTGCCTTAAAGCGTTCCTTGTAATCTGCACTGTTCATCATTTCAACTGTCTGTTTTAATTCCATTATTCAGATACCTCCTACTTAACTACGAATTTTTCCCACTTCTTGTCACATCTGGAATACCAAACTGTTTGTATGTACCTGTAAATGAAAACTGTTTTCCACATTTACAGCAAGTTTCCGTAATGGTACAAGTCTTTTCTTTGTCATTACATTTTGATTCAGCAGGACTTTTAAATCTGTGTCCGCCAGTTAAAAAGCACATTACTGTATTCATTTCGTTTACATCCCCGCATAAAGAACTGGTATCCCATCATCCGTCCTCACTCCCATCAGAAGTGGCAACGCTGTCTTTAAGAGTAAGTCGTTCGTTTTCTGTACATCTCCGACGGCGGCATACACCGCGCTCCATTCCTTTGCACTTGCTCCAATCTGCTGAGGTGTTGCGTAAGAGATGGATTCGCTGCCGGATGATACAGATGTTACAATGCCTGTCGTGCTACCACCGGACCCAATTGTGGTTGACGTACCACTTACAGCGGCATTGGTAGCGTTCTTTTCAGCAAGCTCAATCTGATACATTAATTCAGCCAGTGAACAGACCGTCTTTTTGATACGCTTCTGTGCGCGTTCGTTTGTTGGCAGTCCGTCCACCAGTCTGTCAAATGTCATTAAATCCACAAAATCACTGGCTCTTTCCGCCAGTCGTGGAAAGTCGGTTTCTGGCACGACATTGCCGAATGATTCTGTATAGAATTTATAATCTGCATAAGCCATGCCAGTTACCTCCTACTTGATCATCATTTTGCTGTTACAGTCGCGTGTCCGGCGCTCAATGCCTTATATGTGCTGTCGCATTCAACCACTGTGATTACCTGCCCTGTTGCTGCGGTAATGTCAGCTTCTCCATCCCACGCAGTCCAGTTCTTCACATTCTGGCCATAATCTACAGTAGTCTCGGAAGATGCAACTTTGTACTTATATGCATTTCCTGCGCTTGCTTTTGTCGGAGTGACAGTCACTTTTGTATCTCCACTCTTACTTCCTGCCGCAGAGTTTACAGTCAGAGTTCCAAGCGTCTGAGTTGCGTTGATAGTTCCGACAGCAATAGCGTCAATGTACTCCGCAAAGAGAGTAAGTCCCATGATTGCGAACGCTTCGGACACTGCTGTGTGGTAGTTGCCCTGTGTATGGAATCCGATCAAGTTTGTTTCGCCGGAAACGGTGTATACCAGACCAGCTCTCGCAAAGTCAGATTCATTCGGATCTACGTAGTAAAGAACGATGTTTTCTACAGGTGTAGCGATTACTGTTCCTCTCGGAATCTCACTGTCAGATAACAGGAAGATTGTGTTGAATCCCAGGAAGTCTTTCATATACTGGAAACCGAACTGGTTCTGAATAGTGATATCAGCTGCGCCGATATATTCGTACACATCCAGAATGTTGACAAATCCAACAACGCCAGTCACATTTCTGTGCATTTGTTTGAATTTGTTTTCTACACGACCCTTAGCCATTGCCAGAGCCATCTGGAAAGTGGTTTCCGTGAATGAGAGAGTACCTGTTTTTAGATAATCATAAAATCTTTCAGTAACATTGGTCTGAAGCTGGAAAAGGAATTCATCATCGGTCATCTGAACGGCGTTCTCATAACCGTGATCCTTGATCGCTTCGATAGATACAGCCTTTGCGTACTTCTCAATACTCATTTCTGCATAAGGCTTTTCTTTTACAGTGAATTTGCTGTAAGGGATTTCTTCACCCTCACCAACATTTCCATCCTGTAATGTACCTTCTGCATATTTTGATTTAAGAACCGCTCCGGGTGTCTTTTTGATTGGACGCATGATACCAAGGATTTCACGTAAGTGTTCCCAGTTTCTTTCGAATCTGGTAACAAAGTCAATCTCACGTGCCGTTACCTGGATATCATTTGTCATAATAAGATTAGATTTTGCTGCCATAAAAAATCCTTTCTACCCATAATTGTTAAGGTATTGGGTTAGCGGCTATACTCTGGCGTATAGTCGGTGAAAAAAATCACTGGAATAGCTGGATATTCTGGGCAATTGCAGCCTGTCTCTCGGACGGGTCTTTGATTGCTTCAATATCTTTCTTCGTCATGCTTCCCGGTGTCTGCTGCTGTCCAACATGAGTGGTAAATCTTGCCTGATTCTGCTGAGCCTGCTGCTGAGATTCATCTACAAAAGCAGATGCGTCAGACTGCTTCATCTGCTCAATCAGATCATTCAGTCCAAGGATTTTACCGTTTTTCAGCTTAAGGCCTGCTTCTTTGATGTCTGCCATAACAGATTTCTTTGCAGCTTCACTGGAAAACTCAACATCATCGAGTGCCGCTTTCAGAGCATCTGAGAAATCGCGGTCATAGATTTTTGCGTTGAACTCTTTCTCTGCATCCTCGGCTTTTTTCTTCCATCCGGCAAGCTCTGTCTGAATGTTCGCCGGGTCGATACCGTCAAACCCTTTTAAGGTTTCCTCTGCTGTCTCAGCACGTTCTTTCCAGTTATCTCGTTCTCCCTCGACTTTTGACAGGGTTTTCGCTACTTCTTTGGCATTTTTGTAATGATCAGAGAGTGCTTTTTTCACATCTGCCTGTTTGTCCTCCGGGATCTCAATTCCAAATGATTTTAATGTGTCAATAAGTTTCTGCATATATATCCTCCTGGTCGTGTTTATTGACCTGCCGCCGCAGGTAAATGGATTAAGCCAGTTAGACCACTGGCAAGGTAATGAAATAGGCGGAATTGAACCGCCGACACGCACCCTATGCGGATGTTGCTCTACCAACTGCGCTATATTTCACTGCGCTTTTCGAACTGCCCAGCAGTTAACAGGATAAGCGTTAACCTTTTCAACATGTTGAATCATGGGAAAGATAGGAATTGAACCTATAATGTTTACCACGAGGGGACGGATTTACAGTCCGCCGTAACACCGCCAATCGTTACCGCTTTCCCATAACCCGGATTCCCGGGTTAGCAAGGTATTTATCGTGTTATGCCTGCCACTATCCGACTTTCACGGAAATGTTGATTCATTTATAAGGAGGTGTTACCAGTCAGTCAAGCCGACTAATGAATATGTCGGAAATTGCATCCGCTTTTCAACCTCCAGATTCCGCTCAAATCTGTTTCTATTAAGGACATATTCACAAAGAAAAGAAAGGAGGACATGAAACGAAAAAGAAAGCAAAAACTTCTAATCAGCAAGCCCTACAAGGTTCACCATGCCTTGCAAGATTATAGTATCACATTCTTTAAAAAAAGTTGTCCCCACATTTAATCAAATCAAAGCATATTTCTTAATTTCTCAACGTATCTCTTAACAAGATCACGTTCTTCCCGGCATTCTGCGTCCTTGGACATATCGCTCATTTCTGTAGTAAGCTCGTCAAGGTGTTCTTCCAATGCGGCGAGCATCTTCCTTTTACAGTCTTCAGACTTGCCAGAACGATAATTCTGTTTCTGTGTCATATAGTCACTGTAAGTATCTCGCCCATCAGATCGGCTGTAATTTTCTCTTCCGGTTCCGTAGTTGCGACTTTCATCGCCGTAAGAGCTTCCACGATCATAATCCGGGTACATCATTCTTCCATCGCTGCGGCTGTATCTCCCCATGCCGCCACGTTTTCTTCCGCGCTCGCTGTAATCGTCATTGTATCCGCTACGCATTTCATCAAGGACGGCGTTGTAATACTCTGCTTTCTTATCCCAGTACTGCGTGTTCTTTATATCTTTGTACATATCAATCAGCTTGTATGTCATTTCCAGGTTTCCAGTGGTCAGCCCACTATCAGCAATTTTGGAAAGTTCATCTTCGATTCTTGCGCATAAGTCTTTAATATCTCTCATAACTGCACCTCCTACGCTTCTCTAGTCACGACAATATTTGCGTTCGCAACAGAAATAGCCTGATCGCTTGTGTTCTCTACTGCGATATTAACGCAACATCCGCGTGGTACATCAATATAGATACCTGCGGACACATTGTTGTATTGATCTACTGCCGCCGGTGTAGAAATCATCTGAGAAGAAAGAACCGGCTCACCAGAAATTGCAATAGCCAGAGAAATAGCTCCGACAGTACCGCCTGTTGGAATTGCGATATTGCCAGAAAAATCAACGAAGAATCTCGCTTTGCACTGATTAGTCAGTCCTCTCAGCGTAATAATTCCGCTTCCCTCTCTGTGCTGAATACAGTTAGAACCTTTAACTGCTGTGTTTGAAAATACTACGTTTCCATTTACTGCTACAGTCTGAGCAGCTACATTTGTAAATTCTGCCATAAAAATACTCCTTTCATATCACAAAAGGGCAGGTTTTTGGCCTGCCCCTATGTGTAATACGGCATAAGCCGACATCCGAATTTAATCGAAAGATACTCTCGGTATGAAGTTATCAGCAATTGCATCCGGTGTTACATCCGCATCCGTAATATGTGTTCGGGTTCGGTACCTGGTAAGCCGGAATCGGTGCCGGATTAATCGCATTAATAAGCTGCTGTGTCTGAGATGCCATTGCAGTTGTAAGAAGTGCGCTCTGGCGATCCTGAGATGCAGCACGTCTGAGGTCATTGTTTTCAGCCTGGAGATTGGATATCTTCTCGTTGCACAGGTAATCAAGGATTGCCCTTGTTCCGGCGTTCTGGCTGTCGATAATGTCTCTTGTGTTACTGTTCATGGTGTTCTGCAATGCACAGGTATTCTGTGCCATGTTATAGTTTATGCCCTGGATTGCTTCTCTGGTTTCACAGCAGCAGTTTGCAAGCTGTGCCTGGAGTGCATTGGTATTCTGCATATTTGCTACAGTGTCAGCGTTAATAGCCTGCTGGATACCGAAGCCAGTCTGCATGATGTTGGTGTTGATTCCGTTAAATCCGGTAAGCATACCATTATTCATGGCATAGAAGCCATCACAGAGACCATTGTTGATTCCGTCAAGTTTGCTAATCACAGCGGAATTATCAAATCCTCTCTGAATATCTGCCTGAGTAGCTGCTGTGGCTGTATATCCGCCGCCGTTGCCATTATTGCCCCAGCCGTTGTTTCCCCATCCACAGAATACGAACAAGAAAAGCACGATAAGCCACCATGCGCCATCTCCACCAAACATGCCGTCATTATTTCCACTGTTTCCAGTAGCAGCGGCAATATCTGCTAAGCTATAATTTCCATCCATAGTTATAATCTCCTTTTTGTGTATTTACATCAATCTGGCCAGATTGTAATGTACTATTTCATGTTATTCAGCAGATTCTGAAACTGCCCTGCCATCTGCTGAACCTGGTTAAGCTGTTGCTGAGAAATCTTTCCAGACTGTAACATCTTCTCAACTTCCACTTTCGGGTCTCCCTTAAAATTCTGCTTAAACTGCATAAACTGCTGTATCATCTGCATTGGTCCGTTTCCCTGTGGCATCCCGCCACCAAGCGCGTTAAATAGTGGATTACTCATCTGCGTTTCCTCCCTTGACTGCTGATTCCTGTGCGGTATTAGCCCTAACAGGTTCAGAAAAAGAATTTAATCTACTTGCTATAGCGTCGAATTTGGCTTTTAAATCGTCGTATTCCTTTCTGGTGACGTATTTACTGTCCATACTCTGAACAGGCTGTTTAGGCGGCATCTGAGTGCCTACCTCGTGATATTCAAACGTCCGTAATGGCTGTGGCATACCGGAAACATCTGTGGATTTTATAAAGAATTTCTCTGATTCTGAATCCATTAGTAAAACACTTGTCCCGGGTGCTACCAGATAGGATTTTGCGCCTACTTCGCCGGATACCCACAGAATGCCATTGTTATTCTGCTGGGGTTGTTGTACTGGTTGAGCTGGCATCTGGACAGGCTGTTGCTGAAACTGATTCATTTGCCCCGGAACACCAAAACTATATTGATAAGGGTTGTTATATAATGCCATCTTATGCACCACCTTTCTGATTATATTTTTGCATAAAAAAAGAACCGGAAACAGGTCGTTTCTGGCTCTAATTAGTATCTAAAAAGTATCAGCACACTTTGATTATTTTATTATTTACCCTCCGGCTTAACCGCTTTGCTGTAGATATGCTCACGTTCATTTGCTCAGCGCAGTATTCGAGCGTATATTCCTTGCATCTCAACCGGAACAGTCTTTCTTCGTCCGGTGTAAAATTACACTCTATCAAGAATCTGTCTATATCTTTCTTAGTGAACACATATAATTTCATGAGCATACCCCTTATTAATGCAATTAACGCTGATTCTGTGCAAGATAATTTGTAAGCTTCTGTTTTGTTTTTTTTAATTCTTCTACATTATTCCCACTAATCTGGCTGTCCAGCATGGTTGATAACACTTCCAGAATTAATGAATCTCGCTCTGCAATCCTCTGAAGACTCTCAAAGTCACGCTTGTCGTGTTCTTCCAGTGTTTCTACTCGCTTATTAAGTCGGAATGCCGGGGTAATCCATTTAAAGATTACAGCCGCTGCCCCTCCGACAATAGACACCCCTCCGCAGATAGAAAGGAAAATCTGTACAAATTCTGATATGCTCATTTAGCTACTCCTTTTCCCAGTAATATACCGGGACTTCATTTCCGGAATCCCATGTATCATAATATTTACCATCTTGTACTGTCACCACATGACCATCTATACAAAGGATATACGTACCTGTCGGATGGTCTGTACAAAAGTCGTTGACTGTATAGATATATCGCTCTGATTGTTCAATCAGTTTGCGTCTGTACCCGCGTTTATAGAGGTACGCTCCCCAAACATAATTTGCACTCGGCATATCTGACAGAGTGCACGCCTGTATCATTAATCCGACGAATACCGTTTCCCAGTCGAAGCCAGTTGCTTTGCATATTGCTCGGACAACGCAATCTCCTGTTCTTTTATCCTTAACAGGATTTGGATTATAATATTCCCATCTGTCCATCAGTCAATCCCCTTTGCTGTCTTATATCGTTTTGCCGCTCCTCTGGCTTTTGCGGCGTTCTGGCGGTCCCATTTAGCTATCATAAGTCGGTCTTGCAGTTCTCTCAGGTCATTCTGCTTGCAGTAGTCCTTATATGCAGCATTTTGTTTCTGTAAAAGATAAGACTTCCGGTCAAGGTCTTGCTGTAATGCGAATTTCGCCTTTTCGTTCGGTGCATTGTCGACTCCTGCTTGTAATCCAAGAACCTCTCTCTTTGTTTTGCGGATTCTTCGCTCATAAGTACGTTGCCGCTGTTCTTTTTCGTACTGTTTGCCTTTGTCGGCTTTGTCCTGTGCTGATAATTCCGCATAGGGATTAAATTCTCCATCACTGGCTCCAAAGCTATGCCGACAGTTGACCCCTGACAGTCCACTTGCCGTTCCATATCCGGTCAATGAGAACGGTGGAAATTTCTTGCTCTTGCCAGAACGAGAGTATATCTTGCCTTGCCACCATGCGTGATTTCCCGGATTCTCACCGCCGTCACCTGTTCTGGCTCCCATGTGAGCACTGACCAGAACTAAATCCCAGCCCATTTCTTCCATGCGTTTGAGGGATATATCTCCAGTAGCCTGCGCCACGCCGGTTCTGACAGAGCGCGCGACCGCTGTTTCAATTGTATCGCGTCTTTTCTTTCCTGTTTCTTTATTTATGTATTCAACATATACACCATCACTCACAACGTTATTAACTGCTTCTTTGATGGCTCGCGTATATCCAACTGCCCCAGTCATTACATGATTATAGGCAAGGTCGCATTGCTCAATATAGAGCCTCTGAGCGGCACTTGCGGTTGTTCGTGTAAAGTTCTTCCACTCGCCCATGGTTGCAAGCATATTCCGCTCCATGAGCCTTATCATAGTTGGGGACTGTTCGAGCGGCACAGGGCTTAATCCTGCCGCCTTGTATACCTTATCATCATAATTCATTGCAGTGATACCGGCATCTTCAAACGCTTCAAGAAGTTCCTGCTGTTCGCGTTTGGTATATCTGGATAATTCTGCCAGAATGTCCTTTAACAGTTCACCGGATTCCTGTAGCGTTCTGATTCTCCACGCATCGGCGTTGGTCAGGATATAATCCTCACCTCTGCCGATTCTTGCCATCATTCTCGACACAATCTCAGAGATGATATATTGATGCAGTTCTTCGGCAATCTGCTCACTGCCCTCTGTTATCCGGCGTAAATATTCTGGGCTTAACATAATTACTCATCTCCAAACAGTTTTGGTTCGTCTGGCTGGGCTTCTTTAACCATTGCTACCGCCTCGTCTTTCGTCATTCCCTCGAATTTCACGAAATACATCCAAGCCGGTACTTTATTTGTAGTAACATACTGCCACCATCTTGCACGGTCGTTTTCACGCACATATAGGATGTCTCCGAAATCATAATTGACTTCATAAGCCCCAACCGGTGCAAGTCCGTACAGGTCAGCGTAAACGTTCAACGCGTAAATAACTTCATCTAGGCAAGACTCTAACTTATCCCTTACATCCTTGACGAATTGCACTGTCCTCTGCTGTTCCGCTTCCACTCCTGTAGCTGTCTGAATGCCGCTAGATTCGTTGAAAACAAAGTATCCGTTGGAGAATCCAATCTTGTACCCTAACTGGCTTAAAATGGCGTTTATGCCACTTATACGGGTATCTGTGTTGAGAACCGGATTGATTTCTTGATAGAACTCTTTCTCGTCCTGTCCGAATACGTTCTTGACAAAGTGTGGTAAGTTCATTTCATTCCGTCTGTTCTCCATGCCCTGTGGTGACATGGCTGATACAGGCGTACCGCTTGGCATCAGCAGTCTATCATCTGCCAGAACTATCTTCTGAGAATCAAAAATTTCTCCGGCGTTTCTGCTGTATGCAATGTCGAGGTCTTTCAGCTCTTCAATAGCTTCTGCGAATATCGGTAATCCAAGTGGTGTACTAATGTCCACATTGTTCGCCTGTGGTGTCCGCAGCACTCCGTATAGAGGTCCGTCCAACTTCTCGCCGTTTGCCTTGAGTATCGGCGGCGTATCTGCCATTAGGTCAGCCCATTTGGTCTGTTTAAGGTCAATCTTATCACCGATTGACTGAGGGGATTTTGATACATAGGCTCTGTTAGAAACATAGTACGGATAAGTTGTCACTCCGTCCACGGTGGTTTCAACAAATCTATGATATTCAAGCCTTGTATAGTATTTCCGTCCAACAGTGTAAGAATCTTTAAATATGATTCCCTTAATCTCCTGATTGTCGTAGTCCACTATCATCACATCTGCCGGAGTAAATACGTCAAGGCTCTCGCCGTTTGGCTTAATGAACACCGTTCCGTAAGCGCAGCCGTATTCTACCCAGTGCCGAATCTGGAAGTATACCTTGTCAATCTGTTCCTGTAACCATGTTGCCCTTGCAGAACCATCTATCTGAATGCCAATCGCCAGTGTTGCAAGTCTGGCAGTCTCAGAACACACAGATTTAGCAAAATTAATCGTCTTGATGTTATTCTTATCATCTAGCCAGTATGGAACGCCTCGATATATGTTCGCACATTTATTAATCAACGATTCCATCTCTGGGAATTCTGCCGCCTGGATATTAAAGTCCTCTTCGGCTTGTTTTTTGAATATCATGTTAAACCACCTTTTTAGTGTTGTTATAAGTCCCATTTAATCTACCTTTTAAAATCCATCCATCTTACAGAAGTATCTCGCACAATAATGTCTTCATATTCTACAACTTTTAAGATTTCGTTAATGTCAGATGATCCATATATTTTTAAGCCGATGCTTAAGAATTTATTTATTTTATCTGAAAAGTACCTATCTAACATTTTATGCACTGTTCCCCCTTCTTCTCCACAATGATTCTGTTGCGTATCTAGTTGCATCTATAAAATGATTGTCCTTGTCTGGATATCCGCTGATGATATTTCCATCTTTGTCACGCTCATACTCATATTTTTTAAACTCTTTCCGTGCTTTCGGCGTTCTCCGTGGATCAAATACAAGCTTCTTTCCTTGTAACCACTTCGTTGAGTATTCAACGCTTCCAGGTCCTTTGATTGCATCCCTTGCTGGTAATCCTTCATCACGGAAATCACTTGTAGATTTCTTTTCTGCGCTATCACAAGTAATCACATAGTCACCATAGCCACGTTTTTTGATTTCAGCTGCTGTTTCGCTATTCTTCTTTTTATTTGCCCCGTATTCATCTATAAAGTAAATCGTCTCCCTTGCCGCATCGTAATGTATACGTATAAAAGCAAATGGATCTGGGTACCATCCCCAGTCAACGCCTTGGTAAATCCGGTCGAAGCTGGCAATCTCTTCATCTGTGATTTCTCTATCCTCAATAAATTCAAACACATTACCGCCATTTCCATTTGCAATGCCCATGTACTCATGTTCGTAAGCGTTTGGATTTACTGTTTTTAGGTGGTCCGCTTCTTCAATAAATGGTTGTCCTAGCCATTCTGGAGGAACATCTAAATAAGTTGATGAATGTACTATTCTATTTTCTTTTGATTCAAGTACATACTCATTAGCCCAATTATTAGCAGTTTTCGGAGGATTGAAGCTCTTAAATATCCACGCAAGGTCGCCACCACGGATGGCGGACTGTTCAATCTTACGAATTTCCTCAGGTCCCGCGAATTGATCCAACTCCTCAAACCAGAGAATGCCAATATATCCGAACTCAGGGTTAATGGATTTAATCTTGTCAGGATCATCAGCACCACGGAAGTATATCTTTTGTCCGGTTGCTTTTAATGTAATCTCCATAGGAGAAAGTTTAGAATTGAATTCTTCTGTAAATTCCTGTTTTCCAATGGCCCATTTGATTTTGTTATATACAGAATCTTTAATAGTATTCCCAACCTTACGGCAAACCACAGCATGAATATCATGATTGTTCTTCATCAACTCTACTATAGTCATTCCAACAGTGGTTGATTTCGTGGAGCCACGCCCACCCTTAAACACATACTCCAGATGTTTCTTGTCTCGAATATCTCTAATGGCCCAATGAAAGCAATCAGGAATGTTATACAGATCCATGTGATACTCTTTTGCATTTCTGGCAGCTTCCTCCGCTGCTTTCTTTTCTTCCTGCTCTTGCTTAATTTTTAATGTCTTTTCCAGATCATTCATGGATTTCAGTTGATCGGAGAAGTCCGGAGCAAATCCGAATGAATCAATCAACTCACCTCTTGCGATCATGGAACGGCGTTGCTGGATTTCTGCCAGAGACATGATATCGGTACATTTTTGTTTCTCGATTTTAGCCTGCTTTTCGGCTATATAAGATAAAACCTTATCATTTCTTATCAATCTATAGCCTTCCACTTCATAATTTTTATATCCAGCTTTCCTTGCGGCGTCAGATGCATTCCCACCGTTTTTTATATATTCATCTGCAAACGTTTTCTGTTTAGGAGTGAGATTCATTTACCCACCGTCCTTTGTATTCGGAATAAAATATCTTTCGATAATACTCTGACTAATATCTATTTCTTGTCCAGTTTTGCATAATACAAACATATTTCTAAATTTAAGCTTGTCTGCAAAGTTATCCCTTATTTTTTCTATAACAGAAAGCGGAGGTATTTTTACTTCCTTTCCTTCTCTTGTTACTCCGAGTTGACTTGCTCCACTTAATATATACTTATCTCCCACCATCATTTTCTGACCGCCTCCCATATTTCTTTTAGGCACATTACCACATCATACTGGGATGCAGTTCGGAGTATTTCGTAATCGCAATTTTTCCATTCACCCCTTTTTGTGAGGTGAAGTGTAGGTGTTGATATAATTGTTATTGTAATCAATCGTTCCTGCTCATGGCTGTAGAATTGTGATGTTCCAATTTTTATAATTAATCCAGTAGATAATATAGCTTTTTGAAGTTTTCTCATAACTGCTTTTAAGTTTGCCACATTATCACCTCACAAAAAAACTGCCACATATGGCATATAGTCATAGATATATACTATATTACCATACATGGCAGAAAAATTTGTCCCCACATTTTAATATTAATTGTAGTATTATATTTCTCTTAGTTTTCTTAGAGTATCATAAAACATAGCCATTGCCTTGCGCTTGTATGCATAGAAATCGTCTCGCTTTGCCGGTATGTACTTTGTCTTCATGATACGATCATAAGATTTGTTTGTTACAATAGATTCATACACCAGAAGTTCAATTCCAGGAGGGCAAGAGCTTATGCAGCAATGTAAAATATCGTGTCTCTGCTCTGGTGTAGCTTTCTGGCATATATCCTTTAAACGGTTAATGTCTTCTGGATATACGCCAAAATCAACAAGTGACTTTTGCCTGGTCCGCATATCATCACTCCTTTTTATTTCTATTTACGCTTGACACCAAAATGTGTAATCAAGTAAATAGTGCCAAATGTAAATGCTATTCCAAATGTAAATGCTATTAAACTATCAATCATTCTTTTTTATTTCCTCTCTTACCATCTTCAACTTAAACTCTGAAACATTTGGATACGAGATCTCAAACTCTTCTTTTCCATCCATTTGATTCATGAACCATTCAAATACAGAGGCGATTGCCATATCGGTTACGTCTTTTTTTCACCTACCCATAAACCTTTTTCTTCGTTTACATTTCCATAGTAGATGGTATTTGTAATAGGGCTAACACCCATTGCTTTGATAGTTTTACTTGCCATTCTGTATCTCCTTCAACTGTTTTACTGCTTTTCTATAATCCCTGTTCGCAGACCGGAACATCATCAAGAGTATTTCAGATACAGGCCTTGTCCGATTTCTTCGCTTTGCTTTTTTGATGCATGCAAGCTCATTTCCATCTGGCACATATATTCCTACGTAATGCGGAATTTCAAGGGATATCGCAGCATATACATCTGTCGGCATAACCAGATAGTTATAATCGCCAACAAAATTCAGCCCATGACCAGAGTGAAAATCTTCAGCTGATGATTTAACCTCATAACAATAGCAGTCACCTTTTTCTATCCCGGACACGCTATTATTCACCGGCACGAACCGCATATAATCCACCCTTACCGCATGATCTGTCGAATAATCGAATGTCACTTCTTTCGCCCAATAAATACGTGGATCATTGTGAGGATTTATTTTCTTTTCAAGCATGGCTGATAATTTTGCTGTAATCTCAGGTCTTGTCATTTTGAATCTCCTCCAATTCCACTTATACGATATTTTTCTCATCCAATGCTGCTTTTTCAACAGCTTCCAGATAATCAATTTGCCGCTGAATGTAAGGATCGGTTTCTTTCCCGCCGGATGCAAGCCAATCAGAGATTCTACTTTTTACATCCTGTAAAACCGATATAGGAATCAGTCTAGTATTAATGGTATTCAGTACTTTAATCATTAGCTTTCATCTCCTCCAGTTTTTTCTCAGCTTCTTCACGAGTAAGGAATACTGTTTTACCAAGCTCATATCCATGGAATCCATCAAGATTAGGATAAATTCCGCTGTTTAACATCCAACTAAAATAAGCTTCGTGCATATTAACTGAAACCATCGTGATTCTCAATTCTGAAACAAAATTTCTTGTTGGAACATATACTGTATCTCCTACTTTACACGGCAATCTCACAAGCAAGCCCTGTTCTTCTAAGTCTTCATAAGTGGCAAGCTTTTTAATCATATTCTCTACTGTTTTGCAATTTCCTGCGCCCTGTGAGCAGCTATCGCAATATTCACCACACTCAAGCTCTCGTTTTTCGTTATATGTGATACTACCATCTTCCCATTTTGTTAATCTCTCCATCTACTTCACCTCTTCCATCTGACTTTCTACAGTATCTGCAAGTAGCTTCAAGGACTGAATAAATGAGTCCGTCAATGCTGTTCTGTCTGGATATTTAGTGAATACTCTGACAAGTTTTATTGCATCCTTGAGTTTTTCTTCATCTTCGACGATTTCGGATGCTTCATACAATGTCTTTTCGACATTTTTGTAAGTAACGATCTTACCGTCGTAAAAATTCAATATGTTTGGAAATGGAATTTCGATAGGGTTTAAATGGTTTCCTCTCTCCCATGTGAATCCCTGAAACTTTGCTATTTTCAGAATACTCAAATATTCTTCCTGTGTCTTTACAAACACGCTTTTTCCTGTTAAATTAATCATCAGAATTTCCTCCTGTAATCTCATCAATACACTGATTCCAGCCATCCGCAAAGCCAGCATCAGATGTATTGGCTGGATAATCTCCATTGTCTTTCTCGGGCAAGTCCATAAGTGGACACCAATCAGGTCTTGATTTGCTTTCACAATCATAATGTTCTTCTGTCATCAGAATTACATCATAATCTAAACAGTCAGCTAATTCACAATGTCCATCATATTCAAGATTTCCACAATATTCAGTTCCAAACGGACAGCCATAACAATTTTCTGGTGTATCAATCACTAATACTGATTTACTCATCTGATTCCTCCTGTAGCAATTCTGGATTGTCGAAAATGTTTCCAACTGGCATAGTGTCTACCATGTCAATCCAATACCCTAAATCTTTTCTAAGACATTTGTCATCCGACCAATCTACATAGAATCCGACATGTTCCGCTTTCTGAGAATCAAAACAATTTTGATAGCATCCATATTTGATTGGAGCATAGATTTCTCCGAAATGATATTTGATAATATCATTTTCCCAAATTTTCTTCCCGTTCTTGTCTTTCAAGCCTGTATATTGGCAGATGGTGGATGGGTTAATTTCCGCATATTCCCATACTGTATAACTATCAGCGTGGAAGATGAAATGTTCTTCGTTGCCTAAAAGGTCATATCTTTTCTGATAGCATCCCTCAACCCATTTACCATCATCAATCCGCTTTGCCTTGAAAAGAATTTCTCTCATTCGGCTCCACCATCCTCTACTTGTCCTGATTCTTCTAGCCAATTTTCAACACATGGTATGCAAATGTAGCAACTACACCAACCTTGTCCTTCTACTATTGTCTTTTGGTTTAACATTCTTTCGCCTTTAGGTATCTGTTTTTCACATACACAGCACGAATGAGGAGTTCTTATTTTTACGATTTTTTCTGTCAGATTTGACTCCGAACCATCCATGTCACCTGCAAATATCTAACTATCAATATACATCTCTTCCGGATATTTCATTAAATCCCACCACCTTTCACGATTTCGATTGCTTCTGTAAGATTAATCATTTGAACATGCTCTTTCCCTTGTTCATCAAACTCGTAATAATCACTTGCTTTATCTAATTGCTTCACAACTTCATCCACATCAAAAGCTGTCGGTTGATCGTCAATAACCTGCCCTAATGTCTTCTTACCTGTTGCATAATCTCTGCACAATGCGTGAATCAATTTATCAGCATCAATCAGTCTCATAATCTTCACACTCCTCCGCATATTCATAACTGTCCATGTCATCACATCTGCACTGACAAGAATCCTGCTTAGTACAGCAGATGCAGCACTCTGTTTCACCGTCCGGACATTCTATTTTACAATATCCCATTTAATCCTTCTTATATGGTTCTGGATAATCCATCCATGCAACTACTGTTCCGCCTAAAACTTTTTTATCCGTTCTCCAAATTCCATCAGTAGTATGTGCTTGCTCTACCAATACTGTTCCATCGTCAAATACAACTGTAGCAATTACATATTTAGATGTTTTTTCGAACATTCCTCTTTTCCAGTTATCTGTTCCTTTAAACTTTGCAAATATGGAATCGTGTTCTTCCGGTAATCTCTCACTGACTGGAATCCATCCGTTTTCTTTCTCATCCTGTTCCAGATCATTCAAAAGAGTATTTACAATATTCAGTGTGCTCCCTGGAAGCCCATGCTTATACTGTGATTTATTTTCTATCTCAGTTTTGTATTGTTTTAATCTGGTTCGTACTCTGCTCATGCTTCCACCTCCTCATAAGTTTCTCTGAATATATCTGGTTTACATGGATAAAATTCACCGTGGACACCTTTGATGATGTAATCACCAATGTTTGCAAGATGTTCACCCTCTAGCGTCTTGATTACTAATCCGCCCGGAACCTTCCTCGATGATTTGTACCAGTCCACTGTACTGCATCAATTACAACTGGTTTCTTTCTGTATCTCATACCTTCACCTCGCTATCTGCTGGCATCTGAAAGAACGTATTCTTTTTAAAACTTTTTACAAGTTCTTTGAAACCATTGACGTGAATATCGCCTGATTCTACAATTGCTCGATGTCCTGTAAATCCTGTCAAAAAAGTACAATTAATTTTATATTCTTCATAGGATTCCTGAATCATATCCAGTACCTTCATGGCTTTTGTTTCCGTTTCGTAATGTCCAAGAATTATATAGTCGCTATCTTCAATACCAGATATACCAAAGCAGATAACTTCGCTGTCCATTACATAGAAGATGATATTGTTAGTGCTTACAAGATACTTTTTGTTCTGACTTCTGATTAACATTTTGCGTCCTCCTTATCACTTACTCTTCGATTCCACTGTTCTACGGCTTCTTCCTCTGTTTTTCTCCAACGCTCAACCATTCCATCGCATTCTGTACAAGCTGCAAGATATTCTTTTCTCGAATCCTCATATTCATTAATCAGCATTTCTGCCTTTCCTCCGCAAAACGGACAAGGTTTTAATTTATCCATTTTTCATCCTCACTTTCCCCATGTAAGCAACTGACACGCTATTGTGCAGTTGGTACATGATTAATCGGTCTCTACCTTTGAATAACTCAATCTATACGCCCTCTGTTCTGTCGGATCTTCACTAACAAGCAATCCATTGTCTAAGAGCAAATTAAAGTGTTTTCTGGCAGTAGCCATTGAAATGTCTAATCCATCTGCAATATTTCTTGTAGACGGCATGTAGTGGTGTTTACGGTAATATTTCAAGATAAAATGATATACTGCTTTATACATCTCCTGTCCCTCTTTGTGTTTGCGCTCTGTATTGTATTTTCCCATGGCCATTACCTTCAATCTTGCAATCCGCTGCTATTACCCTTTATTCCATTTCTCATAGCTGTTGTACGCCCATTTACTCCATAAGCTTCATGCAACCCTTTATGATATCCATTCCGATACTGCTTCTGGTTGTCATAATATAATTCAATAAAATCATTGATATCATAATTTTCTTTTGGATTAGCTGTTACGTATTCCTCTGCTTCCTTCTTTGTTCCGTAATTGCTCAATTCAGCACAACGGATAAATTCGCTTTTGTTCATGTCCATTTATTTCACCTCTAACCGTTAATACGGAATCTCAAATCAAGATTCAGCTCCTCTTTGATTGATCTTCTGTAATCCTCCCAGGTTGCCATATCATCCATCAGATAATCAGCCCCCCTGTCCATGCCGTCCATAAACTTCTGGCAGCGTTTCTGTCCAAATCCGAAATCATCATGCAAAACGGCAATTCCAAGGATTGTAAATGTATCAAGTGCCATTTCTTTAATCTTCTGCGCTGCTTTATCCAGGTCCTTACTGGCTAAAGAGGTATGTACTCCTGTAATGCCCCGGAATTTTATTTCCCTCTCAAGCGCTTCTATACCGCCATCTCTAACGATTCTGAGCGCCAAACCAAGACCATCCTCTCTTCCTTGCTCATACTCCTTCATTTTGTTCATTGGTTTTCTCCTTGTTCAGATTTTTAGCTTTCTTATGCATCTTGTCTAGATAATCCGCATAGGCTGTAAGCATGTGATCCACAAAGCCGTTTTTATTATATTTGTCTGATACAACGTGTATCTGCTTAACTACCTGCTGCCAGTATTCGTCCTTTTCTTCTATTCCGGCGGTCTGAAGGACCAGTGCCGGAAAGTCGATTTGTAAAAACTTTATGATGTTCGGTATCTGCTCATGCGTCACTCTCATACTTATACACCTTCTTCTACCTCAAAACTCTGTTCAAGAAGTCGCTCGTTATCTTTGCTAAACGCCTTTATATAGCTCTGTTTTATCGGTCTGATAAAATGTATGCCATTAGCGGATTTCGCCCGGGAAACAGCTACATAGAACTGCCCAGGATCCCAACAACAAGGATCAATATTAATCTTTTCAAATGTCTGTCCCTGTGATTTATGAATACTGATTGCCCAGGCAAGTTTTACCGGGAACTGAGAGAATGATCCAACTTTCTTACGGACAATCTTCTCTTTCACGATCTTCTGACCATCCTTTTCTTGTTCAGATTCCTCAATAACCTGTTTCTCAATGTCTTTACTGTATCTGTACAAGTTAACTGTTTTGCCCTTATCAGTCTTGATGACCAGATAGGATTCTTCAAATTCTCCATTGTCCACAATTTTCTGAATGATGCCAATCGTTCCATTGACGTAGTTTCCAGACAGATCATTGACTGTAATCATCACTTTTGCACCGATGTTAAGAATTAAGTCCTCTCTGGCAAATGCAATGTTCTTAATATCAGCAGACGTTAATTCTCCGTCAACTGCTGCATGAAACACTTTTTCGGTCTTTTTATCCAGTTTTCCGAGAAAAGTATTATTAATCCGATCAGCTTCAGCATTTGTTCCAACCAGGAATGGTGCTTCCGGTATAACTTTATCTGCTTCATTGTTCTCCAGATAAGCAATCGATTTACGGATATTGGTACCGTATTTAATATCATTCAGTACGTACTTAAACCCTTCGTCATTCTGCCTGCATACTTCATCAAGCTTGATATATTCAAACCCCATTTCTTTCCAGTATTCAGACATGAAAGCATATCCGTGTTCGTACTTTCCACCCTTTCCATAATCAGATCCATACATCCGGCAGAGAATTTTACGGTCATCTGTTGTGATAACCGGTGGAAGCTGGTAAAAATCCCCAATTACGATCAGTTGAACGTCTTCTTTATCCTCTCCGCTCAAAAGCCTTCCAACAGCTCTTTCTTCATTTTCTGTGATGATCGTCTTCGCAATCATATTGAACAGATCGAACCGGCACATGCTGATCTCGTCAATAATAAGAATATCCGCTTCCTTCAACAGTTCAGCTCTGGATTTCACTTTTTTCTTGTAATCCTCAAATTTGATTGAGATATTTAATGCTCTGTGTACGGTAGTCGCTCCGTATCCGATATTGTCCGTAGCTATTCCGGTAGTAGCAGATACCAGAACGCTTTTACCAACTTTCTCTGCTTCATTAATAAACGTTTGGATAACCGTTGTTTTACCTGTTCCTGCATCTCCAGTAAGGAAAACATTACTGCCAGACAACATTGTGTCCAATGCGTACCGCTGTTTTTTATTAAGCTTCTCTTTTTCCATTTTTGTAACCACTCCTTATGCCTTAGTAACCAATTGTAACAATCTGAATTTTCATACAATTTAATTTTATTTTTTAATTTGTGTAATCATTTTATTTTTGTAACCAACGTGTAACCAACCTTTCAACTACCTTGGTTACACTTCAAACCCTTATTTTATGCGGGTTTCAGATGTATGTAACCATGTAACCAATGTAACCAATGTTTTCCTATAGGAGATTGCAATGTATATATGATTTTTTTATATATTTTTTTATCCCCTATACACATGCTTTTCCGCGGGTTACATGGTTACATGGTTACAAATCACGAAAACGGAACACTTGTTCCAGTATTGGCAGGTATAAAATCAGCTTCAACATGCTCATTTTCTTGTTCGTCTTCAAGATCTTTTATATCAATAATCTTTACAGCAACAAGTCTCATTACGCTTCCCCCATCTCTTTTTATTACCGTATCCCTCTTCCCTGTATGCTTAATTAATTCTCGATTAATCGCCCATGCTGAAAAGGCTTTTCTGGAGAATCCGTTGTTCCTTAGGAGATTTTCAAGAGGTTTCGGATAAAAATATACATATACATCTCCATACTCATCTGGTGTTTCCTTAAATCCCCACTGATCGCAACTGAATTGCGCATCAAAGTGCTGCCCGTACACAGAAAGACTTTCGATGATAAACTCATAGCATCTCTGTCCTTCCGATACGTCTTTCTTGCGTGTAGGTATGTCCACAACATCCTCGACTGTCAGCTCACGTCCATCCTTAAATATGAAATCTGTAGCTAATTTGTCAGCCAGTAGGAGCGTGGATATAGCCATGACCTGTTTTGCCGGAAAATTATATCCATCAAAGCCCTTTTCAATCTCAGACTTCATTTCTTTTAACTCATCCGGTGTAAATTTTTTAAGATTTCCAACAAATACTCTTCCAGCAAAACCATAATTTTTCATTACAGTGCTGTTAATCTCTGCCGGATTCTCGTAAATATCCTCGCAACACTCAATTTCAACAATTCTGTTGATTGCTCCACCGGAATCTGCAAATTCTGAAATAGGATTCTCGCCGTTGCAAATGGTTACATTACTCCATGTATTCTCCTTAGCTGCTCCGAGGTCCTTATTTGATCTTCCTTTCCCTTTACCGGAACAGAGATTGTAAATCAATGTTTCGTAGTTATCCCGAATATATTGAGAAACGTTCTTAGAGTCATCGAGGATCATCGGAAAGTTATTAAGCATGTCTGCCCTTGTCTCCAATGACGTATCTGTTGACCGGAAATTCCCAACGTAGGATCCTGGCGACGGGTTTCCCCAGATAGATGCAGCTATGTTGATCGTTACTGTCTTTCCGCCGCCTGTCTGTCCGTAGAAGTCTACAATGAATGGCAATGCATCAAGCGGTTGTACAAGCACACTTGCAAAAGATGCTGCCAGTGCTATTCGTGGTTCTAATCGCCCGTACGATCGTAACTGTTTAGCCAGAGTCACCCACTTGAAGTAGTCTCCACTTTCCTGTATACTCTGGAATAGTGTTTTAAAGCGGTATTCGCCATCAAAAACAATTGAAAGGTCGTAAGGTACAAATACATTGCCATGCCACCCTAACTTGCTCGTAGAGTGCTGTATGTCGATCATATCGGCATTGTACATTTCAACGTCCGCCAGATATTTTACAAGGAGTCTTGCGTTCTCTGAATTGACCTGCACCCCGAACCTTGCAAGATTAGTTATCGCCCTGGAAGTCACAATGTCGATTTTTGGAACAGTTATTTCTGTCCAGTATCCATCTCTTTTGAAAGCCACTGTGATCTGTTCTTCGCCTGTTTCAATATTTTTCAGTCGACGTATCGGCATGATTGGATGGTGGCATACAAGTTCTCTCGCCTTGGATGTTTCAGAAGAAAATATTCCGTTTTCTGTAGCTATCCAGCTGCCACAAGCCATGTTGGGATATTCTTTTCCAATATCATCCTCATAAAAGTTTGTGATATTTTCAACTAACTGCATAGAACGATTTAATTTTTCTTCTTTTTCCTTTTCCTGCTCTGCTTTTTGAAATTCTTTTATGAATTCCTCGGCTATGCTTTTTGCTCTTACACTCTTCGCCCTGTCCATTAACTTAAATTTAGCTTCCGAACGGTCGATTTTACTTTTTATTGAAAAAAGTTCTTCATACAGTTGCTTCTGCATAAAATCATTTGCTTGCAAATTTTCAATATTTTCAAGAATGCTTCTCACCTCCTGCCTTAGCTGACAATATTTCATATCTGCTTCTTTCTTTTTCAAGGTTGAACTGGCACATATACCACTCTTCTGAACCAGGAGGGAAGGTTTTTAGCGCTGTTTCGTACATAAGTATGTTCTTTTCTACATGTTCAAGTTCATTAGGATCCTGAGCGGGATTATATTTTTTTGATTTGATATCTCGCACTTCATGTCTAATCTGGTTGCGGCTTTTACCTTTTTTTGATACATAAGTACCGCCCAGCTCAATAAATGCAGTGCTAAAAGGAACGGATTCATATTGCATCACGAAATCAAACACATCACCGCCAATTCCGCAACCGAAACAATAAAAAGAATCATCGTAGATTTTGCAGGACGCTGATTTTTCCTTGTGAAAAGGGCAACATATAAAACCAGCTCTATTTGGTTTTAGTCCATACCTGGAAAGAATATCAGACATTTTCACTGATTGCTTGATTTCATCTTTTGTCATGACAGCAACTCCACGATTCGCCGTCCGGTCTCTTCTTTTGTACAGAATTCAAATCGGACGCCGTATTTATCTCTGATCGTACATAGAGATTTGTACAACTGGCAACCATCAACAGCCTTGTCCGATATTACAGTCTTAACCTTTTTACCGTTTACTGTCTTCCAGATAGCTTTGTGCTTTCTTGGATTCTCCCAGAAATACACGTCACCTACACTCTTGATATCTGGCCCATGCTCGCAAAGAATAATTAGCTGTATACCTGCTTCACGGGCTCTGATAAGCTCTGCCTTTAATCTTTCGTGTTGCTGGCAGACATTTCCACATAGCTCTTGTAAATCCTTCTTACGGTCAATACAGAGCTTTGCGTTGTCAAGCGACTGATAATCTCCACAATATAACTTTGATCTGAAATACTGCACTCCAAGGTCATCAAACTGTTTTTGAATCCGTTCCCATTCCTTTTTGTGTTCTCTTGTGTCTGCTTGTATAACCATTAAAAACACATCCTTTTAATTGAACGGAAGGACATCATCTGCCACGCTGTCTGGAATACTCATGAAGTCCGTACCTGCCGGATTCGCTCCCATGATAGCTTCTTCCTTCAGATGATCGTCATAGGCTTTTGTGGTGCGTTCCTCTGGGATATCTGCGTCCTTAATTCCTTCCACGCTGCGGAACCATGCAAGCTTGTGACGTTTTACTTCTCTGTTATCGTACCAGTCTTTCTCCAGGCGGAAGATACCGCCGATCAGCTTACCTTTGAACTGCTGCCCGAAATTATCGCCCCACTTAACAACAAATCCCGGATTTGACTTTTCTACGCATGTGATAAATGTTTTAAGGTTACGGACACCATAATCTACACTCTCGTCAATGACCATATAGTTAGTGCCGGCGTTCGGATATTTCTTGTCTGGACGAATGTCATTTTCAAACTGCTTCATAAAGTAACCCGCCTGTTCGTCTCCTTCTGCGAAATCAAACAAGATAACAAGCATATCAAGTCCGCCCTGGGATTTTTTCTCTGATACCTGCTTAATTACCATCTTATGACCACCAAGCTTAATTGGTTCAAATTCTCCTGCTGCCTGTGTAGTATCATACGCTGTTGGTTTATTCATCTTTATTCTCTCCTTTTCCTAATTCGTAGTAGTCTCTAATAATCTTGTCTACTTCTGCGAGATCATTATCAATAGTTAAACTGTCAAACATTCCGATCGGAGACTTACTTACTGCTCCCTGGCTGGACTGAGTGACAAATAAGTGTTTCCCACTCTCTTCGATGCAACGGAGAACAATCGTAAAAAGACCTTCTAAACAAATCTTTTCATCAAGTAGTTTTCCAATGGTTTTCGGCTTCACTTCCCCGGAATCGTCCTTTTCTTCGTGCATCATCATATATACGATCTTGTCCTGCGGTACTTTTGTTACAATAAACTGGATCAGTTGCCAGAAATAGTCCCCAATATCATTGTACAGAGCGAATACCGCATTGCCTTTTCCGGCAGAAGCGTGTCCACGCATAAAGTGGTTTGTGATAAGATATCCTGCATCATCAATCACAATTGACTCCGCTTTTGACGCGATCAGGCACTTCATTACCTGCTGGTAATCATCTGTAAACCATCCATCAATCTTTCCTTTAAACGGAAGAGGTTTATTCAATACCCTAATAAGATTCCAGCGTTCATTCTGGCAGTTTCTAAGACTGGTACTCTTGCCAGAACCAGATTTTCCAATAATTAATACTGGCGTTGCCATTGCTATTCCTCCTTGTCATAAACTACAAGCTTGCTGCCCTCAACGATCAGCAAGCTTGCAATATTTTTCATTGATATGGTTGATTCGTTATAAATCTCAACCAGTGCGTTGTATGCGTCTGGTGATACTTTCACGACCGGGCTATCCTTATCGGTTGCCGGCTGCTTCTTCCTTGCCGGAATACGGATTTCAAATTCACTCACTAATACTTTCCTGCTTATATGATTTTTGAGCCGTTAAAAGCCCATTTAAGGCTTGTACGTAGCTTGCCAATGTTCTTGCCTTGTATGATTCTTCTATCGGATTATCCGGCACAATAGCAAGCTGAGTGTCAATCAATCTAACAATCTCATTAATGCGCTCTTCCATGTTTACACCGCCTCAAAAAAGCAATACACATTGTCAGAACCATCCCCTCTCGCCGGATTTTTTTTGCCATTCGAAAATGTTCCACCGGCGCAGTGGTATTCGAGGTGATTCAGATACATGTCCGGGTTTTCCCAGTCAAGAATGTACTCTTTCCGTCTGTTCAGCTCCGTCAGAAGCTCGTTCGCCGTTGTTATCAGTTCCATTGTCGGCAGGAGCTTCAACTCCATCTGATTCAACATTTAGCGGACACCTCCCATCTATTAAGAGTCTAAGAAGATGTGCTTTTGCAAGTTTGCACTGCTCAGCTGATTCCTTCTTAAGCAGTTTACTATCAAAGTAGATTGTGTAATTTCCATCCTTTTTCCTGTTCGGATCCCACTTTGAATTCATAATGTCGATATCGCAAAGATGCACGTGCGAAGTGATGTAAAACGAAACAAAATAATCTGTTTCGTTTGAAACCCTCCATGCTAATTCAAAAAGCTCTTTGATTTCTTTTTCAAACATTTCTGTTCTCCTTTCTTAAAGCAGTGCTAAATACGTAAACAGTGCAAATACAATACCTGCCAGGATCTGCTGCAAGCTTTTCTCCCACATCCACACCGGAAGAAAAGTAAGCAGGATCCCGATAATCACACTGACTACGATATCCTTTCTGTTCTGTCTGGGTGATTTCATTCTTTTTCCCTCCAAAAAAAGAGAAAAGATTACAGACTGTAAGCAATATACCAAAAGATATTAGTAATGATTAACAGCGCGGCAGTCAAAAGCCATGCACTGAACCACTTCTTAGTCTCTCTCTTTGCTTTTCTTACGATTTCGGTAGCTAGCATTGTTTCCAAATCGTTCCATGTAATCTTTTCATTGTTTGTTGCATTTTTTTTATTTTCCATGTTATTTTCCTCTCGCTTAATATTGACTTTTTAGCGGATAGAGGATTATAATTTACCTGTATCCACTAAGTTAGGTTTAGTGGCTTACTGCTCCGGGTTGGAGATCCACCTCCGCCCGGGGCGCTTATGCCAAATTTGCTTCTTTTCTTCTGTAGTAGTCCAAGATAATTCTTGAACATTCATCGACAATCCTTTGATTGTCTTCCGGTGTATTATCCTTGCAGTAATCATCATGTATTCTAATTATCCCGCCAGATTCATTCTTAATTGTTTTAATTACTGCCATAAGAATCTCTCCTTTCTACGATAGATTATGATGCTTCTTCTATTTTGCTTCTTCTGCAAAATGTTTCTCCATGAGATCGGCAATCATCAAGTATTCTTCGGCGATTTTGCCTTTTCTGGTATTTTTCACCTGTTCGCGGAACTCTGGAATTGTTCCATAGAAGCAGCCGCAAGACACTTTAACTTGTTTGTCCTTACATCTGAAGAATGTAGTTGTGCGGAATTGAGTATCGAATCCATGAATAGTTGCGTAATCTGCATTGCCGAACACCTCTGCATTGCCGAACACCCTTGCATTGCCGAACACCTCTGCATTGCCGAACACCCATGCATTGCCGAACACCTCTGCATTGCCGAACACCTCTGCATTGCCGAACACCCTTGCATTGCCGAACACCCTTGCATTGCCGAACACCTCTGCATTGCCGAACACCTCTGCATTGCCGAACACCTCTGCATTGCCGAACACCCATGCATTGCCGAACACCCATGCATTGCCGAACACCTCTGCATTGCCGAACACCCTTGCATTGCCGAACACCTCTGCATTGCCGAACACCCTTGCATTGCCGAACACCCTT